AACACTTCAGTGACGTCGAAGCGATAGTTCTGCTCCGTCATCAGCGATTCGAGGTGCTCGATGTCGGCCTGCATGCCGTATTTCTCGTACCGCACGCCTGCGCTGCGGATCGGCCGATACTTGCGGTGCCAGCGCATCACCAGCGCGCTGCGCTGCGCCAGGTTCAGGCGATCGCGTACCATGTCCAGCACGTAGATATTCCGGTCGGCGCCCAAGCCCAGCACCCAGGCAGCCGTGTAGTCCGACTTCTTGCCCTTGCTGCCGGCCGGGTCCACCACGATGTAGACGTTCAGGCCGTCGCGGCGGAAGCCGTCGTGGTAGCGGAGCCAATCCTCCTTGAAGCCCTGGGTTTCGTCGGCAAGTGGGTTCTGTAGCATCTGGCACGCAAAAATGTATGGGCCCATGTCGCGGCGTTTCTGCTGCACCCATTCGGCGCTGCGCAGAACGGGAGTGCCTTCGGCTGTGCCTTCCTTCGTCAGCAGGTGAATGCGCGGCGTCGCGGTGCCGCGTTCGATCACCGTGCGGTACGCATCGTTCGCGTGGTACCTGGTGCCGATGAAGCGCCGGTACCCACCTTCGGCGCCCAGCGCATAGCTCAGCGAAAGCATGTCGCTCGTCTTGAGCATCATGTCTGGCGTGGTCACCGATTCCGGCGTCACCACGTCGTCATACACCAGCAGCAGAAAGTGCTTACCGATCGGCTGGCCGTCCACCACGCCCCAGGCTTCAACAGTGGCCTCTGCGGGATTGCTGCGGCGTTTGACGATGATGCCGTCGTCCTCGCTCCATTTCGGCGCGTCGCGGTGCGGGTTGGCGAAAAGGATGTCCGGGAACCATTCGCGCAGCAGCCTGTTGCTCTCGAACTCGAACTTAATCTGTCGCAGGAAGCGCTTTGCGATGCCGCGCGAGTGGCTGAAGATGCCGATCGTCGCTTCGCGGCCCTGCCATTCCGGCAGCGGCTCGTCACCGTGACTGGCCAGGATGTCCTGGATGCTCTTCCCGTAGGTGATGATGGCCGACTTGTAATGCTCCCGGCTCCATAAATCGAGATGGCCGTTCGGCTGCGCCTGAATCTCCCGGCAGCGCTGGAAAATCCACTCCTTTTCCACGTCCTTCCTGCCCAGCGCATAGCGCAGCAGGTAGTACAGGTCAGTCCGGCACAGCTGGCGGTTCGCCGCCACCACTTGGGCCGGCCCGCAGTTCATCCAGAAGCGCCGCAGTCGCGTCTGATAGTCCGTAAGTGTGCTCATGTTTGACTGGACCGCCTTCGGCGCCGGAGATCTCCTGGGCCACTTTCACGCCGTATTTTTTCGGCCGCAGCTTGGCGCAGTACAGCTCGCGGGCATAGATCTTCAACCTGGCCTGCTGCACGGCGCCTTTCGATGCTCCGCAGCTGTCGGCGATCTGGACAATTTCGTCCATGTACACGTCGGTGCGATCATCCAGCGCTGCCGCGTACATCTTCGCGAAGTCCGCGTTGTCCTTGAGCCAGCGGAACACGGTCGCCTTGCTCGGCATGCCTTTCATTGCGCAGACGGTGCGCAGGTCGGCGCCATCTGCCAACGCGGCGCAAAGCTTTTCGGCAGCCTTACGCGAATACGCCATCTTTCCTTCCCCAAAGCAAAAAGCCCCGGAACATTGCTGCTCGCGGGGCCTCGGAACCGTCCGGAGACGCCGCGGGCTCCCTTTGGGAACCCGTACGCGTCATAGACGGAGATAAATTGTTGTGCGGAATCTATTCCTTTTCTTTCGGGTTGTCAAGATTCTCGTCGTTTCATACGATCTGCCAGTCCTCGGCCAGCATGTCGGTCTGTGGGGCCAACCATCCCATCAGAATCTCGCCGGTTGCAGTTTTCATGGTGATGCATGGCAGTACCACGGCGCTGCCGCCGTTCTGGCGTGCATATTCGCTGTTGTTGTTCGACCAGAAGTTCTCGAACGAGATCTCGCGGCTTCCAGCGATGCCATTGCCGCCAGGATTGCACGATAGCGAGAGCCACATGCCCTTGCCATTCCAGCCGGCGCGCGCCACCTTCGCGCCTTTCTTCAGCGCTTCCAGCGCCAGGCCGAACGTCATCCCGCTGCAAGGGCGGTAAGCCTCCTCGAACTGCGCCGCCGGCGACCACGACACATAACCGGCATGCGTCGGCACGTTCGGCTTGCCGCCGTCGAGGTATTCGACCAGGTAGCCGGCATCCTCGCCGTTCTCGTCGGCCGGCAGTGACCAGCCACGGAATTCATTGTAGGCCGCGCGCGTCATTGGCTCGGCGTTGATCAGTTTCGTTCCGATGTACATTTTCATCCCTTGATAGGCCCCGCAGAACGCGGCAGGGCAGCGCGTTACCTGTTCCCGCTGTCCACGATGTCTTCGATTGCCGCCTGCGCGTCGCGGAAGATCCGGACGAATTCGCTGATCGGCCGCACCGGGATATTGCACATCCGGCAAACAACTTCGGGCCGCGCCTGCTCGATGTAGGTCCAGTTCAGCACCAGGCGGTGCTGCAGGGACAGGTGCACCATGCCGCGCTGGATGCGGATCGCGTCCGCCGTGTCGTCGTCCAGGTTGTCGCGCACGGTGTGCCCGGACCAGACGTCGCCCAGCTCGGCGCGCCGCATGCCCTCGCACACGGCGCCCGTCATGCAGTCGGCGCCGCCGCGCGTCCGGCTAGTCGCCCAGCGCGCCCATGCTTCCAGCCTGGCGCCAATGTCCTTCCTTTCCGTCACTCGCGCTCCTCGAATTCGTTGCAGCGCAGGTTCGTATCGGCTTCCGCCACACGCGGGTTCGTGCACTGCAAGCTGCGGTCGATGACGCGGCGCCAATGGCATCCCTTGCATGTCTGTTCCTCCTGGGTGATGAGCGCCTCGAGCGGGTCGCGGTAGAAGTGGGCGGGCAGGGCGGTCATTTCGGGAACTCCTGTGTGCGGCCGCAGTTCGGGCAGTGGACGCCCGCCGGCGTGATGTGGAACAGGTTGCAATTGCACTGGCAATGCCATAATTTCGACCCGACCATGGGCATGAATGGCCCTTGCATGCGGCCCTTGTAAAGGCCGCATACCGGGCATTCAAGCCAGCCATCCGCATCGCGCAATGCCTGCTCATCTACGACCGCTTCCCATCGGTTTTTGCAATCGATGCACAGCGCAGGGCCACGCGCATGCGGAACTGGCGATTCCGGCCGCTTGAATTCGATGACGGTCACGGCACGATCCACCGCACCTGCATTTCCGGGCGCTTGGCGCGCACCTCGGCGGCGATGCGCCGTGCGCGCGCCAGGCGTGGCTCCGGCATGTTGGCGACGCCGGCCAGCTGGCGCGCCACAATGGCCATGCCGGCATTGGCGGCGCAGTGGATTTGGTAGACGTTGTTCGTTTTCATGGTCGTTCAAACGAAGTGTTTTGCGTACAGCGTGGAGATCCGTTCGATTTCCTTTTCGGTGAAATCGAGGATGGTCGCTTTCTCGGCGGCGCCCGGCAGGCGATCAGCCAGCACCTGCATGTCGTTGCGGTCCGCCGTACGCAAGCCGCTGCGTGGGCCCAGGGTCAGCACCATTGCCAGGCGCTCGCCAATAGTGGGAGTTCTCATGATTGCAGGCTCCCGATGTAGCGGTTGTAGAGGTACGCGATGCGGCGCCGCGACGTGCGCTGCAGCTTGCTCGTGTCGAAGTGGTCATTCCCGGCGATCGACACGAACGTCAGCACGTCGCTCTCATCGCCGTAGCACATCGTTTTTGGCGGCAGCCGGAAGAGCGCCTTGAGCTGGTAATCGGTTTCCATTATTTGCCCCTCCAGATGCCCAGCACCTCGCTGATGATGTCGAACAAAATCCAGCCGACGATGCCACCGGCCAGCGCCACGATTGTCAATGCCCACATGGTCAAACCCTCCCCCCTCAAAACGGTGCTTCTTCGGCCTTGCCCTCGGCCTGGCGCGCGAACGACAGAATGGCCAGGGCATCGGCATGGTTGTCATCGACCGGCGCGTAGCCGCGGCGCTTGGCCTCGTCGACCATCGCGGCCTTGTTCGCGTTGCCTTTGCCGGTCCAATGCTTTTTGATCTCGCCAACGCCGACGGCGTGCATCGGGATCCGGTTCGTCGCACACCAGGCCTGCAGCATGGCCAGGAAGCCGCCGTATGCGTGCGCCGCCAGCACGCCCTCATGCCGCTTCACGTCCTCGTAGTACACCGCGTGCACCTCGCCGGCGGCGCGGCCGGTGTCGGTGAGCCACTGGCGGAACACGAGCCAGCGTTGGCCGTGGCCGCCGTGCTTGCCGGGCGCGAACGATTCGCTGCCGCCGCGTATGCCGCCGCCGCGCATACCCAAGGCCCAGCCGCATTGCGTGCCGATGTCGATCGCCAAAATATTCATGGGTTTGTTGCCTCCAGGCTAACGCGCGGGTGCGCGATTTGGTCTCGTTTCGTCTGCATGGTCAGAACTCCGGCACGTCGAACTGGACGCGTTCCAGGCCGTCGGGGACTAGGCTTGCCTGTACCGGCTCCGGCGGGTGCATGAGCGGCCAGCAATGCGCCAGCAATGCGCCCTCGATGCGCTGCATCCACGCCTTCGCCCGCTCGCCGGTGAGCGGCGTCAGCGCGCCCTGGCCGGACGTGTGCAGGTCGGTGATGATCTTCCGCGCCGATTCGGCCCAAGCCCTGCGCGACAGCACGCCGCCGTCGCGGATGCCGTTGATCGCACGGACCATTTCCGGATGCCGGTTGATCTCGCCGGTGATCGCCTGCATGACACCGAACGACTGCCCGAAGTGGATCGGGCAATACCATTCATCGCTGCCGATGCTGCCGCTCATGCTGCCGTACAGCGGACAGCCATACGCCGCGCACAGGTAATGCGGCCGATCGGCGACGCGGTCTTCGTGCGTGTGGGTCATGCTGGGCTCCCGTCGCGGTTGACGCGGCCCAAGACAGCGGTTTCCGGCAGCCGGTACCAGGCAAACATGCGCTCGACCGGAACGCCGGTAGCGTCGTGGATCTTCGCCAGCGTGCTCAGGGCCATGTCGTTGGCCTTGCCGTTGTGCAGCAGCGAAATCGTGGAATGCTCGACGTCGCATGTCCACGCTAGCCGGCAGTGGTTCGCGCATTTCGTGGCCTGCATGAGGCCATCAACCAGGTGGCGCATGGTCATGGCGTGCTTCCTTTCCGTTTCAGGATTTCCGCCTCGATGCGGGCGGCGAAATCGTCGTATTGCTCGTTGCCGCGGGGGCGCATGCCAAGCTCCTTGCCCTTCGCATCGATGCCGGCACGGCTGCGCTTCCAGGACCAGTCCTCACGCGGTTTCTGCTGTGCGGTGCCACTGGCGGCCGGCGCCGGCGGGTTGCGCAGCTTCTCAACGATGGGCACCAGGTAGCCAGGCGGGATGGGCGCGGTGCCCTTGGTTTCGCGGGCGATGGTCACGGCTTCGGTCAGCTGCTCGAGCGGCACCTGGTCGGCGACCCATTGCAGCAGGTGCGGGTTGGTCGACATGACGTTGACGCCCAGGCGGCGTAGTGCGACGGACAGCTGCACGGCCGGGTCGAGGGATAGCGGGGGATTTTCCCGCATTGGCAACGGGGCAACCCCGCCGACGACACGCTTGTCGTCGCTCGCGCTACCACTGTCCGTAGAGTCGTCGTCGGCGTAAGGTTTTGTAGTTAACTGTCTCTTTACTGTCTCTTTACTGTCTATACCAATCTCTACATCGTCTACCGTAGACGCTACACCGTCTACATGTATAGACGCATGAGTGTCTACATGATGCGTCTCGTAGAGTTTGCGCAGCGTTTCAAGAGACGCACCGCGAGGCGGGGTTATACCCATCTCGCGAAGCTGCCCGGCGAGCTGCTTGCATTGTTCGCGCCAGCGCTTCTGCCGCTCGTTCTTGTTGTCTTCCTTGTCGCGGTAGTCGGTGCGCTTGTCCCAGGCTTCCAGCGCGTTTGCAGCCACCACGGCGTGGTACAGCCTGCCATCCGAGCACTTCACCCAGCCGCGCATGGCAACGTTCCTGACGCGCTTCCAGTTCTTCGCCCGCGACAGGAATTCCAGCATGCGCTCATCGCTGGGCAGGCTCGCGGCTGGCACTTCCAACCAGCTCGCGCACCACAGCGTGAACGCCGCTTTAAATTCGTCACCGCTCGATAGGCCGTATGTTTCGGACTGCATCAACTGGATCACCTTCAGCGGCATGAACGGAAGTCCGCGCAGGTCGCAGTCGGCTGGTGTCATCGGTTCCGGTAAATCGCTCACGCGCCCCCCGCCTGCAACTTGACCAGGCCGGCCACCATGCCGCTGGCCACCCTGCGCCCGTATGGAGTCAGCTGCATGAAGTGCTGGAGCAGCTGCTGCGCCTCTGGATCGTTGATGCTGTCGCGCGCCGGTGCGAAGTGAAGCACCGAGACGCCGTTGTGCAGGTAGTCAGCCGTGGTGTGCAGCCATTCGGCCAGCGCGTTGACCGTGACCGACAGGGGCATCTGCACGCCGTTCAGCCAGTTGCTGAAAGTCTGCGCCGTGGCCGGCCTGCTCGATGCGAATGTGAAGTCTCGCGCCAGCTGGGCCGGAACGATGGTGTGACCGCGCTGCATCAGCAACTGGCGCAACCTGGTGCTGAACCCGATCAGCTTTTCGCCGCGGGCATCGATGTGCTGGGCGTTCATGATGCCCTCGCATTGCCGAACAGCGCTGCAACCATGGGATCGCGGTGCATGCCGATCTGGCAGGCCGGCGCCCGGCGCACAACGCAGCGTTCA